GAGCACGAAGACGGCTCTGTCAGCATATCGCTGGATGGGCGGGCGGTCGAAGAGACGTCAGAGGCAGAGCGTGCCCGCGAATGGTTTGAGAACCTGGTCGACGACATCGACGACGGGGCTCTTGGCACAATCGCCGACGAACTGCTCCGTGGCGTCCAGGACGACATGGATAGCCGGCAGGACTGGATTGAAGACCGCGCGCAAGGCATCAAGCTTCTTGGCCTCAAGATAGAGGTCCCGCAATTGCAAGGCGCGGCAGACGGAGCTCCAGTCGACGGCATGAGCCGCGTGCGTCACCCGCTACTGCTTGAGGCAGTGCTGCGCTTCCAGGCCAACAGCCGCAGCGAGATGCTGCCGACAGACGGGCCGGTCAAGGTCCGCGTTGACAGCGTCAATACGTCAATTCAAGAAGACAGCTTGGCAGACGCATTAGAGAAGGATCTTAATCATTACCTGACCGCGGTTGCCAAAGAGTATTACCCAGATACTGACCGCATGTTGTTCATGCTAGGCTTTGGCGGCACGGCATTTAAGAAGGTTTACTTCTGTCCGTTGCGCGGACGTCCAGTCAGCGAGACGGTCGACGCTGACGACCTGATCGTCAATAACGCCGCGACAACATTGGAAGACGCAAAGCGCATCACACACCGCGTCTACATGCGATCATCAACAGTAAAGCGTTTGCAGATCCTTGGCGTTTATCGCGACATTGACTTGTCCACGCCGCGCATGGAGCAGAAAGACGCCGTGCAGCGTGAGAAAGCAGACCAGCAAGGCATATCTGTTGAGGCAGCAAATCCAGACGATCGCGACAGAGAGATCTACGAGATCTATTGCGAGTTAGATATTCCTGGCTTTGAGCATAAATATAAAGGAAAGATTACAGGACTTGAGATCCCTTATCGTGTTACAATCGATGTGTCGACCAGACAGATCCTTTCGATTGTAAGGAACTACGATGAGCCAAACGGTGAAGAAGGCAACGAGCTGCCTGAAGCGCGCAGCAACTTCGTCAAGTTCACATTTGTTCCAGGCTTGGGTTTTTATGACATTGGTCTCTTGCACATTCTTGGCAATACGACTAACGCCGTAACCGCCGCATGGCGAGAGATGCTCGACGCGGGAATGTATGCGAATTTCCCCGGCTTTCTCATGGCCGACACGGGCGCGAGACAAAACACCAACATATTCCGCGTGCCTCCGGGCGGCGGAGCATTAGTGAAGACGGGCGGACTGCCAATCAGTCAAGCGATCATGCCGCTTCCTTACAAGGAGCCGGGCCAAGCGCTGATGAACTTAGTTCAAAATGTTGTCGAGACTGGCCAGAGGGTTGGCGGCACAAGCGAACTGAATGTTGGCGAGGGCAGGCAGGATGCGCCTGTAGGCACAACACTGGCGCTCATCGATCAAGCGACAAAAGTATTAAACGCCGTTCACAAGAGAATGCATTCGGCGCAGGCAGACGAGTTCCAGCTTTTGGTTCGATGCTTTCGGGAGCATCCAGACAGTTTCTGGAAGAAGTTAAAGGGACCGTCGCTTCAGTGGAACGAGCAGATCTTTTCTCAAGCGATCAACAATTACGAGCTAGTGCCGCAGGCAGATCCGAATACAGCGTCACACACGCAGCGCGTGATGAAGGTCATGGCGCTCAAACAATTGCAGCAATCAAACCCTGGGATGTTTGACGCTATTGCAATTGACCGCGCCGCAATGAAGGCAATTGGCTGGAGTAATCCAGAGCAATTTATGGCCGCGCCTCAACCGCCTCCACCGCCACCGCCTGAGCTTATGGTTGCAATGGAAGAGATCAAGGTTAAGCAGCAAGACGCGAACACCAAGCAAATGCTTGCGCAAGCCAAGATTGCAGAGACGCAAGCCAACATTGCAAAAGACGGTCAAGGACAGCAAGGCGTGCCGCTTGACCCGAACAAACTGATTGACGCGCAACTGAAGCAGGCAGAGCTGAAGCAAAAAGACGCTGACCTGCAGATGAAGAAAATGGACATCATGTCGGACATGCGCACCGAAATGATGAACGACAAAGAAAACGCGCTGGACAATTGGAACCGTCGCAAAGACCGCGAAAGCGCTGAACGCATTGCGGCAGTTAAACTTGCGCAAGACGTGATGAAGACGCCTAATGGTCTTCAGATCATGAAGAAGGTTATTGACCCGAACATGATGAAGGTCCTTGAGAGTAAAGAAGACGAACCGCCGTTTGAGGGTCAATAATCATGGACGATCTATCGGAGAAGCCACAAGACGGATTGACGGGCGAAGTATCGTTTGGCCCTGACGACCCGCAGGTTCAGGCACGGTCGGCCTACGACGTGTCTCCGATAATCGATCAAAATCTTTACAAGACCGCCAGCGCCGCGCTGGAGAGAAATAGAGACAGACCATTTTCTAGCGCGCATGAGTTCGTTCAGCATCAGCTAAACAAAGACGAGCCGCAGCTGCCGCAATACGACCGTGAGGCAGTGAAGGCGTGGCAGGAGGGCGCAAAAGGTCTTGGCCATCTCGCCGCGTATAACATCCCAGTCGTAGGTGAAGGATTAGCGCTATACGACATGGCGAATGCGGTTCATGACATTGCGTCGCCGGAGTTTCGTGAGGCAGTAAATAAAGGCGATTATCTAACGTCAGGGCTGGACGTGGCTAACCTTGCGTTGTCAGCCCTTGGCGTGCCGTGGAAGGCTGCTAAAGGCGCAGCTCAGAGCGTTGGCAAGGCTATCCTTGGCGCACCGGGCAAGGCAGCAGCGGCAGGTGCAGCCGCAGCCGCAGGCATGACGCCAGAAGACGCAGAGGCAAGCTTCTTTAGTAAAAGAGCATTTATGTCTCCCGCTATTCAAAAGGCAATGAGAGAGGCGGAGGCGGCTACTCTCATACACGGCAGAAATCCTCACGAGGTTTTCAAGGAACACGGATGGACGCCAGATCCATCTGGTCACATGGTTAGCGAACTGTCGGATGAGGGCGCAAGAATAATTCCAGAAGGACTTGAGAAGTTCAGGGCTGGGAATACAAATCTATCTCTGGGAGACGTATTGTCTCACCCTGATTTGTTTGACCTTTATCCGTCTTCCTATTCTACAAAGCTCACTCCGTATCTTCCACGGACAAACCCGGAGAAAGAGCGTGGATATTTCAATGCCACAGGGGATCAGATTGGCTCTAACATACGACTGAGTGAAAGAGACTTGCTGGAAAATTTACTTCACGAGCATCAGCATCGAATACAGCGCGTTGAAGGCATGTCTCCCGGTCAAAACTCAGAAGACTTTCAGCGTGCTCATCAATCAATAATGATCCCGCTTGAGGAAAAATTGCGGTCCATGCAAGGCGCTATTACGCTCCGATCGCTAATGAAACAAAACCCAGAATTAAGCGATCCAATATCAGCAATTATGTTTGCCAAGCAGCATAATATAGACATTGGCCCTCAGCCGTTGCCTTATGTAAAGAAAGATATAGAAAGTCTTTTCGACGACATGAGGGACACTCAAAATAAAATTGTTACTGCAAGACAGACTGCCCCAGATCCATTTCAAGAATATCTTAGGTCATTAGGAGAATACACAGCCAGGCTGCCTGGAGAGCGTCTGGGCATGTCCGCGGCAGAAAGAAGAAACGCCTATCCATTTGATCCGGACTATCCAGTTATTGTTAGGGCCCCAGCGCGTGACTTAATGCATCAAGTTGCAAATCCAAAGTGGGAAGCAGAGCGAGACCGTGCTGTTGAGTTAGCCAGAGAGTTGCAAAAAAATCCGATCCCACACAAAGACAAAGGCGGCGCAGTCGCTAAACTACTTGGCAAACTTATGCCGCCAGGCTCTGGCTACGCCGCGGGTGGTGCTATCCCACGCGCTGACGACGAAGCTTTCTTCCGCCGCCTGGCGCTTTGGACCTACTCAGTCGCGCCATTGTTTTCAGGACGCCAGGCGTTAGCAGAAAGACGCCGCGGGTATGACAAAGGCGGAGCTATAGCCAAAGCAATTACGCCGATTAACTATCAAGATCTTTTTAAAAGCGGTGAAAGGTCTATGGAAGACCTTGTATCTGACCCAGTGGCATGGTCGGCATTCCCTAGAGACAATGAATACGGGGCCCTTGAAGGGCTGTATAAAAGACTTGGGTTAGAAAGCGGACTAACGCCTGCACAAGCCCAGGCGTCTGCATGGGTAGGCGGCCATGATATCACTGGCCTTAAGTCAGACGAGACAAAACCATTTCTTGGGTTCTTCCAAGATAAAATCTACGACACGGCGCGTAAAACAAATATGGACCCGCAAGACGTATTAAATAGTTTCATTCAGGAAAAAACGTCTCTTCGTAAAGACGGCGGCTCTGTTATTGATCACGCACTTGATGTAGTATCCAACATTCCGCATAGCGGAAAGCGGGACGCCGCTTAATATCTGGCCGGAGAAATTGAATGTATGAGATGGCAAAAAAGGGCCGTGAGGCCATGAAGTCTAAAGCCCGCCGATTGGCAGGCGAGAAAGACCAAAAGGTCGACAGCTCTGACTGGTCGCCCGCGCCTCCGCTAAATGCGGAAGCAAAGACTGGCATGCGCCCAGTATCTCGCCGCACCTATAAGAAAGGCGGCAAAGTTGTTGGCCAAGAGGCACGCAAGCGCGCTGACAAGCCATCTCGCGCAACGGGCGGTGAAATTGCAACCGCAATGATGAACAAGAATTTAAAGGAAGCCAACGAGAAGCGCGATGGCGTAAAGCACGTCGGCGCTCTTAAGCATGGCGGCAAAGCTAAATATGCCACGGGCGGTGGCATCAAGGACAAGAAAGCGCTTGGCGCAATCGACCCAACGCCAGTTCGTTCAAAAGCTGAGCACTATAAAAAAGGTGGGATGGTCAAAAAAGCAGGCGGTGGTGGCAGCTGGCTTGAGAAAATGGTTGGCAAGCCAAAGACCGGCAGCGACATGAGCCAAGTCGGAAAAATGGGCACTGCACGCTACAGCCAAGAAGACAAAGGAGCTCTTGACCGCGCTCTTCGAGAGAACGACGCCCTTCCGGCTCCAGCAGAAGCGGCAGAAAGCGCTGCACGCACGGGCGACAAGCGCGGCGGCATGGTGAAGCGTAAAGCTCACGCTAAGGGCGGCAAGACGGAAATGCATCCCGACGAGCGTGAGGATCGTTCACTCGTAAAGAAAATGGTTAAGAAGACCGCACTGACCGGCAAGAAAGATGGCGGTGAAGCTGGCGGTAAGTGGATCCAGAAGGCTATTAAAAAGCCAGGAGCTCTTCACAAGCAGCTTGGCGTGCCAAAGGGCGAAAAGATACCTGAAAAAAAGCTTGAGGCTGCAGAGAAAAAAGGCGGCAAGCTTGGCAAGCGCGCCCATTTAGCTGAAACGTTAAAGCGCATCAATAAATACGGCGGCGGATCTCTTAGCCTTGACGCCGCTGGCGGCGAAAAAAAATCAGCATCTAAAACAAAAGAGCCAAAGAAGGTCACGCTGATTTCAGTCAACATTGGAAAAGAAACCGGGAACAAACCACCCGTTTCTCCCGCTGACATTATGAAGCCGCCAATGGTGCCGCCAATGCCTCCTGTTGCGCCTCCCGGCGCTGGCGCTCCTCCTCCCGCACCTCCAACAATGCCTATCCCTGGCGGCCCTGGTGGCATGCCAATGCCTGGAGCTCCAGGTCGCAAGGCAGGCGGACGCATCAGCAAAGTAGCCAAGTCTTACAAGGACATGGAGGCCGGAGCTGGATCAGGCGAAGGCAGATTGCAGAAAGAAGATATCGCTAAAGCGAAAAAGGGTCGCGGTAAGTAATTACTGCGCATGGACTGGGCGTCACCCCCTTATGGCGTCCAGTCCTCTTACATCATAAGGGGAGCCCAAGGGGGTGGGTTGTGGGAACACTAACGCGTAGCCATATGTTTGCTCACGAGCTTGAGCGTTTGATTGAAATTGAAGTCGAGAGAATGAAGGACAATCTTGCACTTGGATTTCTAGAAGACTTCAACGAATACAGGTTCGTTGCAGGAAAGGTCGCCGGGTTGCGCACGGCGATCGACTTAATGGCTGAGGCATCAGCCATATGTGATGGTAAACCGCGCGAACACTAAGGGGACGTTAATGACTAACTTGGTAATGGATCACGCAGAGGATCCAAAACAGAAAATAATAAATGAAATTGGCGATTTATCTAAAATTGAACTGTTTAACAATCAGATACTGTGCGCCGTCTACGTGCGTCCGACAAAAACAAAAAGCGGACTGTATTTGACTGATAAATATGCAGACGAAGATAGGTTCCAGGGTAAGGTTGGCCTACTCATTGGCATGGGCCCGGCTGCGTTTAATGATGAAAGTGGTCAGTGGTTTAATGATACAAGCTTTAATCTGCATGACTGGCTTGTTTATCGCCCATCTGACGGCTGGAGCATTACAATAAATGGCGTTCTGTGCAGAGTTTTATCTGACACGCAGGTAAAAATGCGCATCCCGTCACCTGATACAGCATGGTAATGGAGAAAATTGATGTCTGACGAACAAGATCACGTCGAAGTAGAGCTTGATAAGCCTGAAGAGACGAAAAAAGACGAGCCTGAAATAGAAATAATCGACGAAAAGGCTGAAAAAGAACCTGAAATAGAAAAAGCGCCGATTATTGAGCCGCAAGAAGGCATCCAAGAGCTTAAAAAACGCCTGGAAGCTGAGAAAGCGGCACGCATAGACGCAGAAAAACGCGCACGAGAGGCTAACTTTCACGCTGATCGCGCCCGCGATAATGCAAAAGACGCAAATTATCAGCTCGTCGTGAATGCGCTTGAGACTGTTAAGGAGCGTTCAGATGCTTTGAAGGCTGCGCATAAGGAAGCAATGAGTGTTGGCGACTACGACAAGGTCGCTGAGCTTCAAGAAGCCATGTCAATCAATGCGTATCAGATGAATGAGCTGAAACGCGGCGAGAGAGCATTAAAAGAGCAGATGCAGGCGGAAGAAGAGGCAGCTAAGCGCCAGCCTCCACGTCAAACAGAGCTCCCTGGCGACATTATTGAGCAAATGGCTCAAACGGTATCGCCAAAATCAGCGTCTTGGCTGCTCAAAAACAAAGAACATCTGTCTGGCGAGCGTGAAATACGCAAAATGTTTCGCGCTCACGAAGACGCAGTGGATGATGGGCTTAAGACAGACAGCGACGAGTATTTTAGCTTCATTGAAAGCCGCCTGGGGCTCAATAAGCAGGTTGAAGAAGATGTTATGTCAGAAGCCGCGGCTCCTGCGCCTAGACGCGCACCGCAGCCACCGCCTGCGCCCGTATCACGTAGCCCTCAACGGTCAAATGTCGTCCGTCTAACTAAGGACCAGGCGGAGATGGCGTCAATGCTTGGCATGACTGACAAGGAATACGCGAAACACATGCTTGACCTTCGCAAAGAAGGCAAAATTGCAAACTGATGGAGATTGTTATGAATACGCCTACGGTAAAGAAGGGCATGTTTGCGAAAGCGGCAGCCGGAGCCCCTATTGATGAAGCGCCGCCAATGAGGCCCGCAATGCGTGAAGACGACCCAAGAGAAAGAGCAAGGCAGCGTGCAGCTGAACTGCGTAACCACTTAGAGGAAGTCGTCGACGGCACTGATGACTTCTATGTTCCTCAGGACATTATTCCAGATGGCTGGACGTATGAGTGGAAACGCTTCACGACATACGGCGCTGAGGACCCGTCTTATCAGGTTCACTTAGCGCGTTCTGGGTGGACGGCTGTCCCGGTGTCTCGCCATCCGTCTATGATGCCTCAAAACACAGCAGACAAAGTAATTACCAGAAAAGGCATGGTCCTCATGGAATGCCCGTCTGAGATTGTCCTTGAGCGTATCGACGCAGATAAAAGAAAGGCGCGCATGCAGGTCATGCACAAGGAAAACCAACTTGCCGGCACGCCTGACGGCACAATGACGAGAGATCACGCGCAAGCGCGTCCTCAAATCAAGAAGTCATACGAGGCTATGCCGGTCCCTGAGAAGTAAGTTCTCTGGCAGTAAGCTAGTCCAAGGGGTCGCCTCGTGCGGCCCCTTTACTTTTAGTTTGCAAATATGCGATAATGAAGGCAAGCCACACTGATGGCCTGGGCCTCCCCGGCGCGAGGCGTTAACTTTTTCTGTTCCGTATAATCGCCCCGGCGCGCGATGAAGGAACTCCTGAATAAGGAGAACCCGTCATGGCGAATACAAGTGCGCCTTTCGGTTTTAGACAATATGCAGGAAACGGATCTGCTCCGACGTATGAGCAAGTTCGCTTTCCTATCGCATATAACTCTACAAATATCTTTTTTGGCGACCCAGTAACGGCTGTCAGCGACGGCACAGTTACTCAGTCTGCCAGCACCAGCACACCAGCTGCTCTCGGCATCGCTGGCGTATTTGTTGGCTGTCAGTATTTGTCCACGGTTCAGAAAAGAACTGTTTGGTCAAACTACTATCCGGGCGGCACCGATCCAGTTTCTGGTTCGATCTATGCCTACATCGTAAACGACCCTAACGCTAAGTTCGTTGTTCAGTCCGACAGCACGGGCATTGCTCTTGCTGACGTAAACGCAACAATCGGCTTCTTGATTGGCACAGGCAATACCTCAACGGGTATTTCTGGCGCTTATCTCGATACCTCCACGTTGCAGACTGGCACGCTCGCGAACTACCCATTTAAGATTGTTGGTGTCATCAACGATCCGCCGGGAGCTCAAGGCACGCTGTCGAACGGACAGGCATATGACAATGCTATCGTCATGTTCAACAACGTCTACACCCGCAACTTCCAAGGCGTCTAACAAGGAGTAAGGACCAATGGCTGTTAATCTCTCTGCCATTAAAGACCTCCTCCTTCCGGGCCTCCGGGGGATTGAGGGTAAATACGAGATGATCCCATCTCAGTATGATAAGATCTTCACGAAGCACGACAGTAAGATGGCGCTTGAGCGCACTGCTGAAATGCGCTTCCTGGGTCTTGCTCAGCTGAAAACAGAAGGTGGTCAGACCGCATTCGACAACAGCGCCGGTGAGCGTTACATCTATAACCAGGAGCACACTGAAATTGCTCTGGGTTACGCGATTACACGCAAAGCTATCGACGACAACCTCTACAAATCACAGTTCATGCCTTCGAACCTTGGCTTGATGGAAAGCTTCCACCAGACCAAAGAGATCTACGGCGCGAACGTGCTTAACACGGCGACGACGTATAACGCGTCTGTCGGCGGTGACGGTGTCGCTCTTTGCTCCACGGCGCATCCAATCGATGGCGCTACTGTAGCGAATACGCCTACGGTTCAGGTTGATCTTAACGAAGCCACGCTTCTGAACAGCATGATTGCTATCAGAACAAACTTCAAAGACCAGGCTGGCCTGAAGATCTTCGCCCGCGGTCGCCGTTTGGTTGTTCCTGCTCAGCTTGAGCCTGTAGCAATCCGTCTCACAAAGACGGAGCTCCGCCCAGGAACGTCAGACAATGACGTCAACGCAATCATGATGACAGCCGGCGGATTGCCGGAAGGTTTCATGACCAGCGACTTCTTGACGTCATCGTATGCTTGGTTCTTGTTAACCAACATTGACGGTCTGTCTTACATGGAAAGAGTTAAGTTCGAAACCGACATGCAGGTAGATTTCGTGACTGACAACTTACTCGTAAAGGGTTATGAACGCTACAGTTTCGGCTATTACAACTGGCGCTCAATTTACGGCAACTTCCCAACGTCGTAAGGAGGAAGTAATATGGCTAATGCTGCTTTCTCCGGTCCATTAATTGTGTTTGGGCAAAACCCAACACAGCCGGGTGACTACAACCCAGACATCGGTGGCTCGTCCCTGTTTAATGCAGGGACGGGTATCTTAGATCCACGTCAAGTATACACCTACATCCCCGGTGAAGCTCAGTCTGCACCGGACTTTGGGTGGCTTGGTGTTGACAACATCACGACCTTGAGTGCTGTTCCTTACACTGCATCTGCTACGGCAATTGTCGCGTCAGCTGCTGCTACAAGTGCAACGCTTACTTTGGTCTCTGCTGCATCTTCAACTACCGGCGTATATCCTTCGACGGTGTTTGTTCGTGCAGATACTGGTGCGACTGACTCTGTTCTCGCTCTTGATGCTTATGCATCAGTAACGGGCTCATTCAGCAATGGTGTTCTCACGATCACCACTTCCACCAACCAGATGCCAATTGGTCCCGGTATGGTTGTTCTGACGACTTCGGGAACGGTTTCTCAGGGAACTGTTGCTGGAACGCAGATCGTATCGCAGCTGACGACAACCGGCACATACTCGACGGTTTCTCAGGGCACGACGGGCACTTATCAGACGAACGGCATTTTGACGGCGACTTCTGGCACGGTAACACTTGCCTATCAGACGCCCGGCCAGTGTGCAGTTCCTAATAATGCTCAGACACCGGGTATCTACAATTGGAGCCCACAGGCTCTTCTTGGTCGTGCGGTCTCTGTTACGGCTGCTTCAGGTGCTACAGCTACGACAGCAACTGTCTCTGGCTATGACATCTACGGATACCCAATGACGCAGGCTCTTACGATCTCTGCGGGTGGTGTTGTTACCAGCACAAAGGCGTTCAAATACATCAAGTCAGTTGTTCTTAATGCTGCTGACTCTGGCCATAACTACTCTGTAGGAACGGCTGATGTGTTTGGGTTCCCACTGCGGTCTGATACGTTTGGTGACGTTATCATTAACTATGCAGCGTCACTGGTTGGCACGACATTGATCACTGCCGCCACAAACTATCTGCCTGCAGATAGAACAACGCCTAGCTCGACAACAAACGATGTTCGTGGAACCTTTGCTGCTACTTCAAGCAGCGGGGCAAACAAGCTAATCGTTCGTCAGTCACCACAAGCTTATATGGTGCCTTACGCAACTGGCTTGTTCGGCCTTACTCAGGCTTAAGAAAGGGCTCTAAAATGGTATCTCAGACTAAAGATCCAGATGCTAAGGGCTCCCGCAAGAGCCTTTACAATGCTCAAAACAGCCACGTTGCGGCTGAAGCAGAGCAAGGCACAGACGGCTTCAAAAAAGGCGGTCGTGCTAAAAAAGCTGCTGGTGGCTGTGGCGTAATGTCCTCAGCCGCTAAAGGTAAGCGTCCAGCTCGCGCAGGCGGCGGTGGCGTGTTTTCTTCAGCGGCTCAAGGCGAACCACGCGGCAAAGCTTCTCATTACTGAGATTTGTCGGTGCTAAAGTCGACGAGGGTTTTTTGGAACCCTCGTCTTATTCTTGGAGATTAGATATGGCGAAAACGCCCACTTGGCAGAGATCAGAAGGCAAAAGCAAATCTGGTGGACTTAATGCTAAGGGAAGGGCCTCCGCCAAGGCTGAGGGTCACAACCTGAAGCCGCCGGTCTCGAAAGAGCAGGCCGCTAAAAGCGATAAGTCGGCCTCTCGACGTAAGTCATTCTGTGCTAGAATGACAGGATTAAAGAAAAAACTTACTGGGGCAGCTGCTGCCGCCGACCCAAATAGCCGTGTAAATCTATCGTTAAAAAAATGGGATTGCTAAAATGAGCAAGCCATTTTGGGAAAAAGATGCACCTAAAGACGCAAAGCATAAGGCTTTAAGCGCAAAAGGTGTTAGAATGGCAAAAGCTAGGGCACGGGCGGCGGGTCGTCCTTACCCGAATGCTGTTGATAATATTGCGGCTGCGCGGGCCCAGAATAAAAAGGAAAAGCACTAATGCGTCCTATCGTTATCACTGCCGGCCCTCTTGCCGCCGCCTCTGCAGTAGGCATTGCCGCCAACCAGGTGGTGACTGGCGCGGCAAATATGACGCTTACTTCCTCTACTGTCACCCTTGACGTTCCTCGCCGTGTGTTAATTACCAACGTCGGCAATGATACGTACATAACCTTTACGATTACGGGCACGACGTTTTGGGGTGTTGTTATTTCTGAGACAGTGACAGGCACAAGCGGCAGCTCTGTCGCAACAAATAACGACTTTGCTACCGTCACAAGCATCAAGACAAGCGGCTCAACGAGTGCAAGCGGCGCGTCTGCCGGCACAAATGGCGTGGCAGGAAGCAGTTGGGTGCGCTTTGACGAGTGGTCTCCGTCTAACATTTCAATTCAATGCACCGTAAGCGGCACTGTTAACTACACGCTGCAGTCTACCCTTGATGATCCAAATAGCGCGACAAATCCTGTAGCAATTGGTTCAGTGACCTGGGTTAACTCATCTGACACCGCTGTTGTTAGTGCAAGTGCTACAAAGCAATCAAACTTCTTGTTCGCGCCAGTTTATGCCCGTGTTGTTATAAACAGTGGCACTGGTTCAGTGACGACGACGTTTGTTCAAGATAGTAATGGACCATACTAATGGCCACGGGCGGACTATCTACGACAACCGGCCTTCCTAACGGTTCGGGTCTTACTCAAACGACTGGGACATCTGTCGGCGGCGGGTTAACAAATTAATAAGGGGAACAGATGTCTAACCTTCCGATATCAGGATTAGCGGCGGGTGCAGCTGTATCTGCCACAGATGTCGTCCCTAATGTTCAGACTACAGGTGTCGGCCCGGTCCAGACAACGGCGGCTCAGCTCAAGACATTTATGAGCGCGTCGCCTTATTTTACAGGCAATGTTGGCGTCGGAACATCAAGCCCGCAAGCACAATTTCAAGTAACTTTAGAAACTGGCCTGTCTGGTTTTTATTCTGATTCATACCAAGACAGTAGCGTCTACCACTATTATTCAGAATTACGGAATATAAATACTCAGGGATATGGTGAGGGCTTTTATAGCTCTTACGGAAGAGGTTCTTATTCATCTCCTGCAGTTACGCAAGTATTGGATACTCTTGGATACTTTGGCTGGGGCGCATATAGCAATTCAACCAGCCCTAATGCATTTAATGGATTTGATTACAGCACGGCAATAGCTGCTATTGTTGATGCAACACCTACTGGAACAGGAACGAGCTCTGCACTGACGCCTTCTGCCATTGTATTTATGACACAAGGTCTTCCTGTAGGTGGCTCAACAACAACGACACCTTATGAAAAAATGCGCCTATCAAGCGCGGGCAATTTAGGCGTTGGGACAACAGCGCCGGCAACGCTCTTAACAGTTGCTGGTCCTATTTCTGTCAATAAGCCAAGCACAGTAACGTCTACAACATATACGGTAGTATCAAACGATTCTTCTTTAATTTTCTCTACTAACAATTGCACAGTAACAATGCCTTCGGCTTCTGCATATCCGGGCAGAATCCTTTATGTTAAGAATATTTCTGCTATTACTGTAGATAGCGCGTCATCAAATATCGTTCCTATTGCATCTGCATCAGCCGGAACAGCAATATTGTCTGCTAGTGCCGGCAAGTGGGCAATGCTACAGTCTGACGGAACAAACTGGGTAATAATGGCGTCTAACTAAGGATGAGTAATGTCGACCTCGAACGCATACACGTTCAATCCTTCGCTCGGCGAACTCACCATTTACGCCTACCAACTGATTGGCGTTCGCCCTACGGCATTGCTTCAGGAGCACATCGACGCGTCGCGCACTGCGACAAACATGATGTTTGCCAATTGGAGCAACCGCGGCGTTAATCTTTGGCAAGTTACATCAACGACGCAGACGTTAACGCAAGGAACGTCTCAATATAGTGTCGCCGCTAATACAGTTGTTGTTTTGGATGCCTATGTCACAGTGTCATCAGGCGGCGTATCAACTGACCGTATTATTTTACCCATTAGCCGCACTGAATACGCGTCATACCCAAATAAAACGCAGCAAGGATTTCCTACTGTATTTTGGTTTGACCGCCTTTTATCTCCAACCATTACGCTTTGGCCGGTTCCTGACGGGAACGAGGCGTCACTAACGTATTACAGCGTTCTGCGCATTCAGGACGCTAACATGAATGGCACGGAGCAAGTAGATATCCCGCCGATATGGCTAGAGGCGTTTGCTTACGGATTAGCGTATCGCCTGGCTATGATATGGGCACCAGACAAGGCTCTCCCATTAAAGGCAGTCGCTGATGAGGCTTATTCAATAGCTGCAGCTCAGAACATAGAAACGGCGCAACAGTATATTTCGCCACAAATTAGTGGGTATTTCAGGTAATGGCTTATGTTTATTGCCATTTTAAGGAAGATGATATGGAGCCATTCTATGTTGGAATTGGCCGAACAAAAAAACGCGCTTTTGATATGAGGGGCCGCTCTTCTTGGCATAAAGAAAGAAGTTTAATTGTAAAGAATGGTCACAAAAAACGTAAAATAAATAAATTATTGTCCATGCAATATTGGGGGGCATAAATGGGTTATGCCTCAAAACTTGGTCGCGCAAGGGTAAGCGCACGAAACCCTACAGCAGCCGGCGTATGTGACCGTTGCGGATTTGTTTATTCACACAACAAGCTTTCCTGGCAATTTGATTGGCGTGGGGCTGCTTTATTAAACACACGCGTTCTTGTGTGCCATAGTTGCTACGACACGCCACAACAGCAATTACGTGCAATCGTTATACCTGCTGATCCTACGCCAATTCAAAATCCACGCGTGCAAGATTACGCGACGGCAGAAACAAGCACCAGATATACTTATGGTCAAAATACTGTCGATCCAATTACGGGCATCCCAGTTATTGGCGGAAATGTTCGCGTTACATCTACACCAACTGGCGGTCTTCTGTTGTTAGAAGACGGTTCTGGCGCTATACTGTTAGAAGACGGCGTAAGATATCTTGTTCAGGAAAACACTGGGGCGTCGGCAACAGCAGACGACCGCGTTCTGCAGCAAACAGGCGAGCCTCCTGGCGGATTGAATACGCAACCTGGCACGGATCCTAATGCTCCGGGTGACAATAATCCAGGCTTGCCGTATGATTATACGCAAGTTCCCAAGACAGGGCCGCTAAACTAATGTCAAACCAGCAGATACCCAATTTGCCAGTGGCCATTTCGCTCAATGGATCTGAGCAACTTGAGGCTGTCCAGGGCGGCACGTCTGTTCGCGTTACTTCTGCACAAATCGCCGCATTGAATGGCGGGATTACTGGACCTACTGGCGCTACAGGTAACACAGGCCCCACGGGCTACACAGGCTACACGGGCGCAACTGGAGCAACTGGAGCGACAGGAGCGACAGGAGCGACAGGAGCGACAGGATCAACAGGTCCTACCGGCGCAACTGGAGCTACTGGTTCTCCATCTAGTGTTACTGGACCAACAGGAGCTACTGGAGCTACTGGCCCTACTGGGCGAACTGGTTATACTGGTTACACTGGATACACGGGTTATACGGGATATACAGGGCCTACTGGATATACAGGGCCAACGGGGATTACTGGGCCTGGAGGCGGCATAGGACCAACTGGATATACTGGTTACACGGGATATACCGGAGCGACAGGTCTTGGATTTCCGCCATTATCGGATGGAACTACTTCTGTCACTACTTCATTAGGATCAACTGTAACATTTACTATTGCCGCTCCATATACTTCTACTAATACTGCTTATACCTCTGTTCAATTTGTAGTTATGTCCAGCTCTACCGTTACTATGGTAGGTTATATTCAATCATTTAGTGGCTCTACTCTTAGAGTAGTAATCACTTATCTTACTGGACCTGTCGTTGCTATTACAGGATGGACTACCTTATTATCTGGATATGTTGGTCCAACAGGTGCAACAGGCCCAACTGGTGCTACTGGCCCATCTGGCGGCCCTGCCGGCCCAACAGGCTATACGGGCTATACTGGCTATACAGGCCCTACTGGCTACACAGGCTATACAGGACCAACTGGAGCAAACTCTACAGTAACAGGGCCTACTGGGCGCACGGGCTATACTGGTTATACTGGATATACTGGATACACAGGTTATACAGGCCCAACCGGATATACCGGGTCATCAGGCCCAACTGGATACACTGGCTATACAGGTCCAACTGGCTATACAGGCCCAACTGGCTATACTGGCCCAACTGGCTCAGGCGGCGCGTTAGGTTACTGGGGCTCGTTTTATGACACCACAAACCAGACCGCAGCAAGCACGACAGCTTCTTACACGGTAAATATTGGAAACACAGATCCAAATAGCAGCGGCGTTAGCATTGTATCTGGCAACAGAATTACTTTTGCGAATGATGGCGTTTATAATATTCAATATTCTATTCAGTTTCAGGATACTGCGACAACTGGAAATGATAATGTTGACGTGTGGATTAGGGTTAATGGTTCTGATGTATCGCAGACAAATAGCATTTATTGGATACCTTATAGACAGGGTGGAGTTAATGGCGAACTTATTGCCGCCATTAATTACGTTCTGAAATTAAATGCTGGCGATTATGTTCAGTTGATGTGGGCGGTTAGTAATACGGCCATATCGATTGCAGCTTTTGCATCACAAACAAGCCCTGCTGTTCCAGCAACGCCAAGCGTTATCGTTACGGCGCAGCAAGTTATGTATACTCAAATTGGACCAACTGGGTATACTGGCTATACAGGTCCAACTGGTTACACAGGTCCAACTGGCTACACGGGCTATACAGGTCCAACTGGTTATACTGGATATACTGGCCTAACTGGCTACACAGGCCCAACTGGATACACTGGATCTATAGGTCCAACTGGTTATACTGGATATACTGGCCTAACTGGCTACACAGGCCCAACT